GGTGTCGTTGAATGAGTCACAAATATCATCGGCATCAGCTTGAACAATGATATCCAAAATTGATTTATGTACGGTGGCTTGTGATTTTGAACTACCATCATCCGTGGTCATGGTTTGACCGACAATGACTTTTGAAATGGCCCGGTCCCAATATTCCAAAAACTTTTGATAATCGCCTCCGGATGTGCGCACGGCTTCTAATAGTTTGACTTCAAATCCTTCGGGGAAAGCAACAGCCGACTGGCTGTGAATGGCAAGCAAAGCATCCATCAAATTTTCTTGGGCTTTTTTATCGGCACCTTGCGGATATTGGCCGGTGGCTGTGGGCATACCGTATTTTTCAACCGCAACGGCCCAAAACTGCGCCCCGTTTTGTTTTAAAAATATGGGCCAGTATAATTGCCAACCAATCGGTGGGCCGTGGGGGGCGTCGTCGGAATCGCCATCAACCGTATATATCCACATTTTATTATCGGGCAAAAATTCGCCTTGGGGATTGCCGCCACCTAAAAATTTTAGATCACCGGTTTTAGGATCAAATTTAAAGTTTTCTGGCCGCCGGACTTTGATTTGATCAAGGGTGACGCGCAAACCAGTTTTTGACCACATCAGTTCAGCTACTGAAAAACCAAAATATTTGCCAAAATGCATTTTGCGGAAAGCCGCGTTGAAATTAATGTTGGCCAACTGGTCCCGCAAATCATCAGCGGCTGCAATATCAACAGCATCATCGCCACCGGGGATAACTTCATAATCAACGGCCATGACAGAAAGTTTACGTTGGTTCCATGTTGAAGCTACTTGATGATCAATTAAAAACCCGCGCCATTTTTTAATGTTGGTTGGCGTGGCTTCCATAGTTTTATCAGAAAACAAGCTGCCCATGTTTGAGCCACCGGCAACGGTGACTTCATTAAATTCTGGTTTGATATGTTTTTTGTTTTTTGCCATTTTTATCTGCCTCTATTTCTCATACGTCCAAGGATTCCGGGTTGTGCAATTTGGGTCATGGTGCGGTGGCCACCGGTGTTAAATTCACCCACATGGCCGTGTGTGATGGCGTTGTTCCAAAGCATTTCTAAAGCATCCGGTCCATCGTCATGGGCGGCGTTTGGCCATTGTTCCAATTGTTCTTTTAAAACTTTCTGGCTTGCGTGAATGCGGATGCGTTCGTCTTCAATAGGGATGATCAATGATTGAATGCGTAAAGTTTTATCGTCCAATGGGATAACTGGTTTGGCGGGTATGTTGACGCCTTGGTCAATTCCTTTTTGAATGAGTTGTTCACGCATGAATTCTTGGAATTGGACGGATTCAAAAAACCATAAATAACATTCATATTCGCGTTGATATTTTATAATGGTGTCGATGATCACGCCCGGTTTACGGCGTTTGATATCGGCCGCCAACACATCCATGGTGCCTAGTGCGCGATTAAAGCCACCAATTAAAATGGCCGATGGGTCGCCACGACGAATGCCGCTTTTGCCTTTTTTGCCAAGGCTTGGATCACAGGCACCAAATAAAACAAGATCAGGTTTTGGTTCAACCCAAAATGTCAGCCTTGAAAAGTCACCATCATCGGATGGATTGTTCTGATATTCCGAATTAAAGGCACGGTCTTTGATGGCCACCTTTTTTTTCATCAACGTCAATAAATCACGTTTGCCGGGCCAAGATAGAATTGCCCCACTTTCCATGGCTTCTATATTATCGTCATAAAATAATTGCGCGGCATCAACGCTGTCATTGCGGACAATTTCTTCCCATTGTTCCCAAAGGTCCATATTGGTGGGCCACTGGATGATGGCTTGGAATGTGACGGATTGCCAAAATGGGGTTTTTTGTGTGCGGGCTAGAACGGCGTCATAATGAAGAATTGTGCCGATATAAAAAATATCGTACTTGGCCCCGGCTTCGCCCAAGTTTTGAACGGCTTTATCAAGCCAATCTTCTAGCTTGTCCCGTTGGGCGGGGGATTTTACATTTTCATCATTTTCTATGTCATCCAGAAACACGGCATCGGGACGGTACGCACCATGTTTAAGTCCGCGTATTTTTTGACCGGCACCACGGGCATGAAATTTAACGTTTGAAACGGTTGTGCATTCGCCTTCACGCCAAATGTGGCCGCGCCCCACTTCTTTTGGGAAATCCATTTTGACGCGTGGGTTGATTTCAAGTTCTGCTTTATAAGCTTCGACCACAACGGCGGCTTGTTCATAGGAATCCATGATATAAATCATGTATCGCTTGGATTTTTTTAAAGCCATCCATAAAGCAAAGATCAACATATACGTTGATTTGGCTTCACCGCGTGGGGCGGCCACGGCCATGGCCACGGCTTCGGGTGATTGAAGGGCGGCCGGTAGTGTTTTGATTAACCATTTCTGAAACTGACTAAATCCGGCATCATCGCTGTTGCGTAAATAATGTGGAAAATATGTGATGGCAAAAAAACGAAAATCCCCTAATGCTTTTTTGGCACGGGCTTTGGCTTCGGTAGGGTCGGGGTTGAAACCGGTGACTTTTGCTTCAATGGTGGCCCGGAACTGGATAGCGATTTGTTCTAGGTCTTCTAAAAATTCGCGTTTGCTTGTATGGTCAGCCATATTTTTTTGAAACCTTTACACCAAAGGGTTCAATCACTTCGGCAAAGGCCAAGGCATGTTCTGGAAATTTTTCTTGGATAAAATGACCCAGCGTTTCAATTATTTCGATCGCTAACGATAGACGGTTTAAACGCGGGCTGGCCCGGCCAGCGGCGGCTATGCATTTATTCAACGAGTCGGCCAAGCTTGCCAGCGCGTTAATTTTTGTCAGGGCGTCCATGTCTTTGTTATTGGTGATTTCATCACATAATGTTTTATGCATGGTGACAAAATCATTGACCATGGATGATAACATTTCATCCATGTTGCCGGTGGTCATGGAATTCGATGCCCGGGCTTTATCCCAACAATCACCATCTTGGGTGGCTTTCTTTTTCCAACGCCGGGCGGTGCCAATGGCCACGCCATGAATGGCGCAACTTTGCGTTAATGGCAATTTGTCGAAAACATATGAACGCCTAACAAAAGCTTTATTTTCAGGATTGTGGGCCACTTCCACCCCCAAACAACACCATAGCAAAGCCAGAAATAGCCCCGCCTATGGTGCCAACAATGGATGATTTAATTTCTACAGAACGCAAGCGCTTATCAACCGCAATTTGACCCGTTTTGATATCGTGCAAATCATCACGAACGCCTTTCATTTCGCCTATCAGGATGCCGAGTTGAAATGTTAAATCATCTTTATCTTTAGGCATTTTTATTGGCTTTCATTTTGTGAAGAACAAAAAACGCAACATTTAATTCCCGGCACGGCCCGGCGTCGGGCGTCGGGTATCTTTTCACCACAATCACGGCAAAATTTTGCACTTTCACCCTTAGGTATTGCGGCTGTGATTTCGGCGAGGCCGGTTTCAATTTCACGTTCGATTAAGGGTTGGGCTTTGTCGGCATCATCAGACATCGTTTAGAACCTCTTTTTTAATTAGGGCAATGCCTTCGACCAATTCAATGGGAACGCGGAAATCATTTTGTGGATCAGGCTGGTCACAATCCCTAAGGCAGACTATGGCCGGGGACTTATCGCCTAATCTGGAGTTGCAAACACCGGTGATGTCCCAGCGTTTGCCATCTTTATAAATGCGGTCACCTATTTTCATTTGATGACCTTTACTAATTTGATTTGATAATTTGAAATGGCGTGGTCTGTGAATAACCGGTATGGGAAGCGACCAACCCAACTACTGGCCCGAAGTAGGCCGGGGATTAATCCCATGATCACGCTGGCCAATGAACGGCATAGGCCGGGGTTACGCAAAATTTTACCCGTGGTCGTTAGATGAATATGATGGCCAGTGTGACGGTAATTGAAAATTATAAAGGGCAACCACGGCACAATGTCAGATGAATTTGTGAAACGGTAATGAGGAGCCTTAATATATATATTTTGTGAATCTTGGAAAATTTTATCACCTGTCCGTGGGCATCCAAAAGTATAAACGCCGATCACCTCCCCACATGTTGTTAAAAACGGGTTCATCAATTTAGCCGCCATAAGAACAGCCAAGGCACCACCCAAGCTGTGACCCGAAATATATATTGATTTTCGGCTTATATTAAGGGCCGTCGTGATGTCCTTTGATACGGCACTTAACGCTTTATAGAATCCAGCATGAACTTGACCGGTTATTGAATTAACACGTTTGGTTTTTTTAAAATTCAAATCGGCCAGAATATCAGCGGGTTCATTTAATTGGGTGCCACGAAAAACCAACACTTGGCATGTTTGGAATTCTGCTAAAAAGGCCTGTGTGCCTTGTTCATCAAAAAACTGGCAACCGATAAAACCGGACATGGTTTTTAATTGGGCTTCGATATCAACGTGGTCTTCATAGGCCAGTGCCGATGCATTGGCCATCCATGCGGCCACTTTTAACGATAGGCCGGGCGTGGGCATTCCCATTGATTTTGGAAAGTTGTTCATTAGTTCCCACCATCGCCTTGGATAAATTGGTGGATGGACAAGGCTTCGGATTGTAAGTCTTCCCATTCATCGGGCGTTGGATCACGCCCGGCGTTATTAAGCGCATTTATTTTACGGCGAATGGTCAATGATTGTTTGACAATGCGGGTATCAGCTACGGCAATTTTGATGGCGATGGACAACATATCCAGTTGTAAAGGAATGTCGAAACTGGCCCCCACCGCATAAACACGCAAAGATGTAGCCGCTTTGCTCATGGATTTTTCAAAGGCGGGGCTTGATAGTTCTTTGAATTTAACAACACGTAAAACTTTTTGATAAGCGATATCATCTAACGTTTTTAAACCATCATTTTTGGCCAATGTCGCCAACCCTGTATAAATGGCCATGATACGGTAAGCGCGTAATTCTTGCGTTTCAGCGGTTCCAAACGCTGTTCGTTGAACTTGAGAACAGGCACCCAAAGCGGTGACGGTCAGCAATGTAAAACTAATAAATAAAAGGCGGAAATGTTTGATCATAATTCATAGGCCCTCCGTAGCCACCCTTTAATAAAGATTTTTAAATCAGGTTTTTTTGATACCAAAAGACGGTAAAACCCGGCTGCTTCACACCGTAATGCGGCCAACAAAACGGCCCCATCAGCACGGCCGATGGCAGTTAATGATTGCGGGCCAATAAGACCGTCATCAATCAAATTTGCATTGTCGATGTGGGCGGCACGGGCGGCACGTTGCAATAATTTATGGGCTTGGCGCGGGCCACAATTAACGGCTAAGTCAAAAACTTTTGCGCACACATATTTATCCGTGTGGATGGTGTTGGTTTTGTAGCGGTCCCAAAATGTGCGCTTGTATAAATCCAAGGCTTGTTTGGCGGTCATGACATTTAAATCGTCTTGGTCCACATCACCGTCTTGGTCATAATCACCATCAAGAAAACCGTCATTGTCGGTGTCATCGGTGCTTTCACCAATTAAAAATCGCAACGTGACACCCATATTTGTAGGGCCAGCATGATCAACGGTTTTCCCGCCTTCGTTTTTAAGTAATTTATCAGCGGCAAATTGCCAGCGGTCTTGGTCATCCATGATTTTTTCCCGGTTGTTTTAATAACCAAGAAAGAATGCCAATTGTTCAGGATTTGAGTTATGGGAAGGATTCAGGGAAACAGTTGGCGGCAAATTAAAAAAGCGAGTTTTGCGATTTTTTCTTTTCATTGCCCAAAATTTGGTGAACGCGGCGTTCCGTACATTTAGCGGTGCGGGCGATATAAGCAATAGTCATGGATTTACCGCGCAATTTTATAACCAGTTTGCGGCGGGCGGTTTGTTCGTTAAATAAATGCATCGGCACATCCAATTCCATGCCGCCAAATGTGGAAACTAATAGTTTGGCTTGATCATGTCCAAGTTTTTTTACAACGGCATGATGATCTTTTAAATTTGCCGGGCAATAAAGACGTGTGCCGCCAAAATGTTTAACCAGCGCGGCCGCCAACTGAACGCCACAAAGTTCGCTAACGTCACGAATAGAATCCGTTAGCTGTTTATCGTTATCATTATCATTTGGCAAGGGACACATCCTTCCTTTTTGCCCATTTTTTCAGGGCTTCGATAATTTGCTGGCATTGGGAATTGTCCAACCATTCAACGGAATCAACACCGATTTGGCTTTTAACAAATTTGTTTAATCCGGTTTTATGGGTGACGTTGGCATCAGAAAGTTTTTTCCAGAGAACATAAATCAACCGCACATATGGTTTATTAGATTTTGGTTTAAATGTGTTTTTGGATTTTGGTTTAAACCCATGATTTTTAAAAGCGTCAAGCAACGCATGTAATTGTTTTTCGTTCAGTGCCCCGGCCGATGATTTGCCGGTATGGCGATTGATGAACGCCCGGTAATCACCATCATCCATATTTAATTCTTTTTTGGCAATGTGAATTTGCGCTAATAGGCTGTTACGTTTTGTCATGCTGCTTTCCAATTTATTATTTCAAGAATAACTTTACCAAGTTGTTCGGGTATTTGCGGAACAACGGCATTCCCTAATTGCTTGAGTCGGTCCACCCGTCCGGGTATCCCATTAGCCACTCGACCCACCGGGGGTTCAGGCTTCCACATTTCCATTCTTCTGGTGTTGTTCCTCGAATATATGGGTGATTGCCCAACATTTTTTGCATTTTCCCATTTGGAGTTCCCGCCGCGTCTTCGTTGGCGGTTGGTGCTGGCCATAAGTGTGGATTGTTTACTTGTTGTGACAATTTTAACTGTTGATGCGCTTTGTGCTTTATTGATGCTGGGTGATAGGCCGTGCTTACGGTTATCGTTTGCCACAATCCAGACCCTATCCCTTCGTTGCGGGGCATCGACGGCACAAGCTGGTATAATAATCGGTGCTGCGGTGTAGTCCTCACTTTCCAAGTCAGAAAGCACTTCGTCGAGGCCCAAGGTGACGTGACCAGCAACGTTTTCAGCAATAACCCAACCGGGCCTTGTGGAAGCCACGATCCGCAACATTTCTGGCCAGAGGTTCCGGTCATCATCCGTGCCCGATCGGTTCCCGGAAAAACTAAAGGGTTGGCATGGGTATCCCCCGCAAACAAGGTCAATTGGGCCGTGGTTCTTGATGATTTTTTTACCATTTAATTTCCTAACATCTTTGTAAACGTGCACATCAGGCCAATGTTTTTTTAAAACGTTGCAGTGCCTGTCTTCAATTTCGCAAAATGCGACAGTTTCAAACCCGCCTGTCATTTCAAGGCCGCGGCTGAAACCACCAATGCCAGAAAACAAATCAAGTACTTTAAGTTTATTAGTCATGGGTTACTGATCATGGTTCGTCTTTCAAATGATTTAAAAAATGACGCCCGAGCATTTTAACAAAACGGTGGGAGTTAAGGCCGCGTTGCAGTATTACGCGGGCGTCAAACTTTATGCCGCTTCGGTTGATTGGTCGTTAGCGGCTTTTAACGGTACGGCGGCCACATCCAAGGAAATGGGTTGATAGTGGCCTTGGGCGTCACGTTGATAAACCCGGATATACGATTTAGTGCCGGTAACGTGCATGCTGTCAGCGATGGCTTTCATAGCCATTTCCCATTTTGCATCATCAATGTTGAGTTTGCGTAATCCAAGAATGCGGGTCGTGTTTACATTGCCTTCTTTATCGGTTTGAAAGGCGTCTTGAACTAATACTTGAATGTTTTTATTTGATCCTTTTGACCACACCAAAATACATTCATCAATTAATGATTTAGCCGTTTGTAGGTGATGGTTAAATGATAGGCTTTTTGAAACTTGGCGTTTAATTTGGTATTCGCCATCGAATGAAACCAATGTGACGTTTCCACCTTGGCCACCCAATTTAACGCCATATTCGGCGGCGGCTTTATCCAAGAAATCTTGAATGTCATCAAAGGCCAAGCTTTTAAATTCGGACAATGCCGATGATGTTTTTTTAGCCTTATTGACTAAACCTTTGACCAGTTTATCCATGGCCATGTCGCCGGGTTTGACTTTATCGCGGGGAATTAAATGGCCAGCGGCATTTTTAACGTAGCCTTTTGGAATTTGTTGTGGGTCTGTATTTGGCATTATATTATATCCATTTCATGTTCAAGTTGGTTTTTATTTTTTTAAAAAAACGCTGGATGCGGATTTTTAATGGTCGTTTAGGCGGTGGCGTAATGCAGCCACCAAGTAGAATGCGTGAATAATCGGTCATGACACATCACCGCCATTGGATGGTGTTAATATGGAATTGTCCGGGTTGGGTTGGGATGATGATATTTCTTGGGCAATGGCTTGGACCGTGACCGTAATTGAGTTTGCCAAGATGTTTAAGTCAATGGTTTCAGGGCGACCATGAACACATTCGTATTCGTAACTCAAAATATTTTCGCAAATGCCCTGAATTTTTTTATTTGTTTCTTGGGATATATTGTTTTTTTTGGCGGCACGTCCCAATAAACAAAATTGTTCATAAATAATCGAAAAATTGTGAGAGGTTAAATGTTTCCCGGCGGCGTGGGCATTTCTAATATCTTGGGCAATGTTTTGAAGTTGCAAGGTGAGATTTATAATTGTCATTTTAAGCAATCCTTTCTAAAGGCTGTGTTGCGTCATTTGCTGTTTTTTTTGTGCAACGTTTACAGGCGGACCAATGTTTTAATTCCCGGGGGGAGCTGGTCGGCATGGATTTGGCAGCAAAGGCGCGGCATTCAATGAATGTGATGGCGGTGCCCATGTGTGGGCACATCAATCGGTTGGTGTATTTGGCCAAAGTAGCGGTGGCTATTTTTTTAGTTCCGCCGGGGTAGTTTCCTTTTATTGCCAAAGACACGGCGGTGCGTGAATAACCGATTTCTCGGCCCACCTGTGCAATCGATTTGCCGTTTTCCAATTCGGTTTTTAAAATGTTCAGCCAATCCATGGGAAAACCTCATCAGTATTTGGGTCATAGGTTTCTTTTTTTGATGGCCGGTGGATTGGGGCCAAGCGGCCCGTATCTTTGACCATCATAAATCGTTTAAAACCGTTTGATGTGAGCGCGGAACCTTTCCCACGGCGAGGCATTTCTTTGATAAAACCACCGTAAATCAATGTACGAATAAATTTACGTGTGTTTTCGGCCGGGTCTTTTTCATCGCCCTTGCTGGCAAGTCCTACAAGATCAGGAATTGTAAATTTTTTACCAGCGGCATAATGAATACGCATGGCCCGCCATAACCGATCACGGAATGTTTCTTTTTTTGGTCGGCGTGGTTTTGATTGGGTTAATTTTTTTTGTGGTCCACTTTTTAATACGGTTCCGTCAAGAACCGCTTTTTTACCGGCCAAGGTTATTTGATAACAGCCTTTATTAGCACGAATAATAAAACTCCTTGTAATGAGTTTGCACGCGCCGTTTGAAACTTTGCGATGTGAAAGGCCGGTTTTAATAGCCAAATCTGCTAAATTCATTTCTGAATTATCGGCATTATCATTGATGGCTTTTAAAACGGTTTGTTGTAAATTTGCTATACCTGTCATGGCCATCACCCTTGCACTTTCACAGCGCGGTTGCTGTGGCGGTTGTTCATTAAAATTTGACCGGTCATGTTTTTAATTGTGACCATATCCAAATTATTCATCACACCAAAACGTTCGATGTTGTTTAATCCTTCTTTGAATTCACGGGTTAATCCTTTGGATGATTTCAATAATAAATTCAAAAGGCCATCACCAATTTCAACTTCACACAATCCAGTGGCCAAGGCGGCCGCGTCGGTGATCGTGATTTTTTTAAATTCGATGACTTGGGCAATGCGGCTGGAAATTTGTGGATAGCGTGATAAGTCGTCACGCACCCGGCCCATGCCAACCAAGACAAAAGGAATTTCTAATAAATCCGATAAATCACGTAAACTTTCCAACAGCCGTGGGGATCGTGTGATGTGATCTACTTCATCAATGGCCACGGCAAAGATAGTGCCGGTTTCTTCGGCTTCTGTTGCGCGTTGTGTTAAAACTTCTAAGCATTGTCTGAATAATTTTTCAAACCTGTGGCCTACTGGTTTTTTTCCAACGGCTAGTAATATATCTTTTAACATCCAAACCGGTGTCCATTCTTTTTTCGCGCGCACGTAAGCGTTTTCTTGCTGTGTCGCCCACCAATGAATGGTTCGGGTTTTACCTAAACCCACTTCACCATCTACGATCATTAAACAGGCTTCTTCTGCACCACGGTTATGAAGGGCTTGGAGTCCTGATAAAAACCTTGTTGTATTTTCTGTCTTCACAAAATTGCTTCGCATATGTTATGTTCCTTTTGTTCAAGCTGCGATTTCTTGAAGGGTGGTGACAGCCACGTCTTCAAGTGCGAGTAGTGATTTAAAGCCCGGCTGCATGAGTGCTTTTCGTAGCCGGGCTTTATCTTCTTCGGTGGCAAGTGAACTGTTCATTGACAGCCATTTTGCCCATGTCATCTCATCACTAAAAATTGGCCGCGCACCTTTATGGGTTACGGCTGGTGTGATGGGTTCTGACATTTCGGTTAACCGCAAAAATTCTTTATCAGCGGTTAAAATTTCATCATTTGTTAATGGTGTTTCTGTGACTTCTGCCTGTTTCATTGGCAATATTCCGCCCGCTTCTGCATTAACCTCTTCTATTTTTTTAGATAATCGGTTCAAGCGGCCTTTTGTTCGTTGTTGGTGTTTTATTTCAAGTAAATTTGTTGCTTGTCCCAATGCGCTATCATCAAAATACGGCTTACTGTTTCCGTCGATTTCAGCGATGGCCAATAGGCGACCTTCAAAATCTTTCACCCACACTTTGTCACCATTATGGATGTCATAACCGACTTGCACATCTTGGCCATGGTATGGGTCAAGATCGTGGCTAAAATAGACTTGTGATAAAACCCGAACTTGGCAACGGCTCACTTTTCGGCGTTCGTACGGCCGGAATAAATCGGCGGCATCGGCGACATCAATTTGGATGTTTTGGCCGCCTTCACTTTCCCACAAAGTCCATGCTTCAAACGGGGTCATGTGGCGCGTTTTTAATGTTTCGGAATCCCGCAATTTTGGAAGACCGGAATGCGGCGTATTATTATAATTATCGATGGTGTCTTGGATGAATTCTTTAAAACTTTGCCATGGTAATTCAAACGGTGCTTTGTTACCGGCAACAATGGCTTTATTTGTGATGCGTTGAATGGACCGGATGGCTTCTTTATCCATGTCCCGGCCTTTATACGTTATCAACTGTCTTGCAGATTTTACCCACACTTGTTGAAAGCGTTCGATAAGGCCACGGGCTTGGGAATTATATGGCAAAGCATTTTTTAATGTGATGCCCCAACGGTCATAAAAACCGACACCGGGGCCTTCTAACATATCATTCCTAAAACCGCGTCCATTGTCCGTGTACCAGATTGCGGGAACAGCCGATTTGCGGCCATCATCCTTTTTAATCATGGCGTGGGACAAAGCTTCTAAAACACCAATTGAATTTTCAGCCAATCCAATCGACCAACCGACGGCATAACGTGTGTAAAC